ACCAATCTTGGAAACACTCAAGAAGAAAGCTGCCACTGTTACACCAACAGACGATGCAGCCATCGACACCATCATCAACAAACAATTGTCCAGCCCTGCACCGTCTGCAGCAATTGATCAGACCGCCAACATGTTGATGGGTAAGAAGCCTGTGCTGCCTAAGCCTGCAGCAAAGCCTACGCCTACGCTTCCTGAAGCGGCAGCAAAGCCACCAGAAGCGCCTGTGTTGAGCCAAACAGAGCAAGCCCTACCTACCCCACCTGCACAGACGATAGAGGCTCCTACGCCCTCTAAAGCCTTTGCTGATGAAGACTATATCATGGGTGAAGAAGCCATGCTGGAGTTGTATACACCTGCTCAGTTGAAGAGTTGGAAAGTAGCCAACCCTGAAGACTACGAAAACACCCTGCATAGCTTCACTGGTCAGGCTAAAGGTCTGAAGTTTTCAGAGATGCCACCACAGCCTTTTGCTAAGAAGACAGATGAGTCTGCTGAGTCTTTGGTGGATGAAGTTGAGTATGATATTGACGGTAATCCAGTTAGTATTGGTGGCAAGGCTATTGTTAAGAAAGTTGAACCAGTTGCTGATGAGTATGGTGTTGATCCTAAGTATTTGGCTGGTGATGTGAACAGTATTACTGGCAACGTAAGTGTTGTTGCTCGTAACAAGGCTGTTGCCTCTATCAAAGAAACTCGTGAAGATAGTTTCTTCAAGTTGCGTAACAACGATAAGTTTGCGTCGATTGATGATGAGGTGTTGGGAACTGTGTTGGGTGACTATCGTTACTCACGTGGTGTAGAACTCAACCCTAAAGATCCTACAATGCTTGCTGACGCTATGAAGCTGGCTGGTCAATACCAGAAGCGTCTTGAAACATTGCGTGAGAAGTATAAGGATGTACCGCCTGTGAAGCTGTTCCACGGTCAAGGTGTTACCGAAGACGTGGATACGTTGAAGAAGTCAGGCTTTACAGACCCTTCTAAACGTGACGAGTTCTTCCATTCTGAAATGATGGTGGGTGCTCCATCGTTCACTAAAGACTTGAACTTGGGTTTCCGTGGTACTCCATTCGGTGGAACTAAACCACAGAACTATGTTGTCACAGAGATTCCTTATGCTGACTATGTGTTCAGTAAGATCAACATGGCTCCTGAGAAGTATGACAGGAAAGACATGAACACCATTCTTCGCGCTGTCACTGGCGCACCCGGTGTTGTTCGTCCTATTGGTCTGCCTCGTGCTGGTTTCTTGGAAACTGAAGACATGATGCTGGAGGCTGAGAAGCTTCGCGTCAAAGGTGCTAACGCTAAGTTGCGTAGTGGTGAGAAGGATGTTGCACAGGTGCTGGAGACTGGTGGTAAAGGTCTGAGTAGGGCAACGATGAAACTCGTAGAGGAAAATGTATCTGAGACTATGAAGCTTGCTCGTACTAGTACAAACCCTAAAGAGCAAATGAAGATGGCGTATATGTCTTATCAGGGCATTAAAAATATAATGAACAGTTATTTGGACATGGCTACTGCAACATCTACTAAGTCTGGTCTTGGTCAGCAATACCAAGCTGCTATCAACAACTTCGCTGACTACTCAGGTATTCAACGACAGATGCGTGAGGTTGCTGACATCTTAGATGCTGGTGGGGCTAAGCAGAAAGCACAGAACCTGTATGAACTAACAGATAAACTGAAGAAGTTTCAACAGTCGGAGCCTACAATATCTAAAGCCGTTGATGAAGCTAAGCGTACCAAGCCACTAGATGAGGTGAGGAAAATTGTGCCAAAGCTGGCGAAGGGTGGACTAGCAAGTCGTCGGTGATAAGTACAGACGAAAAAAAGGCAGCCGATGAAGCTGCCTTTTTTATTTGGGATACCGGGTGTGAGTCGAACACACAACCTACGGATTTGGAATCCGTTGCTCTGCCAGTTGAGCTACCGATATACATAAATGGAAGCGGGGGAAGTACTCGAAACTTCTGCGTAGAGCTTATGAGACTTACGGATGCCCTGAATCCCCGCTGTCAATGTTATATCACAACTTGAAAGCTTCTTTCAACTGTGCTGTCGCAGCCTCTACAAGCTTCGGATGACGATACTCATAGATGTCAGGAATCTTCAACACGTGATGTTCCATATTATCAATCAATTCCTTGTGGTCGTAGCAGGCTGCTTGGTAGTTGCCATCGTCAACAAAGACAACAGCATCCGCCCATTGAAGCTGCACCTCATCCAACACAATCAAAGCATATTCGCTGGACGTACCAACTGCTCTGGTGTTGAAGTTGAACGGCTCGTTAGACAAGATCCAAGCTAACGTAGGACTACGCAACAACCCAGCAGAACAGACACACAACACTTTCTTGTTGCTGCCTTGGTGAGGGTTGCGCATATTATGTAGACGATTGAATGTCATTTACTAATCCGTGCAAGGTTGTCAAAGTATGCAGCATTAAAGCCACGCTCCCATTCCATGCCAGCCAAGCTAGATGGATCGTAGCTGTTGGTGAGCCAGCCACGGCTGAAGGCATAGTAGCCCTTCTCAAACTGGATACGCAGCAAATGCTGTGGTCGTTTAAACTGTTGCATGATTGTCTCCATAAAGTTCGTTGCTAAGCAGATAACCTTCTAGCTCCCACATCTTGTTGATGGCATCTTCGTATGCATACTTCTCACCAAGGGCTACGTTGAACTTGGCAGGGTCTACACAAGCGCTCTTACCGATGATGAGAAAGCCACAATGCAGGTGCATAAAGCAAAGCGTTGTAGTGCTGTCAGGGACAACATAGTACTCCACCTTCTTTGTCTTTGCCTGCATGTCTGTGGTGGTGACAGACGTGCGCTTCACAGGTTCATTCGGCTGATTCATCGATGTAAGCCTCATCAACTTTCTTGACGATGTACTGGTGAGCCAACACAGCAGCGATGTGTGCGTTGCTTTCCTTGTTAGGCTGCTCAGGTTCAAATGTAATCTGAATAGAGAGGCTACCATCGTTGTCGTCAGTGAAGACAATAGTTGCTTTATTGGTTGACATATTCATGTCCTTTCAGTAGCAATCAGACTTCACAGTGTAGCCATTGCTGGAATCAATTGTACCCTTTTTCATGAACACGCTGTCAAGCATATACTGTTGTTTTTCGTACACACCCAAGAACCAACCTACAGATAGGTCATTCTTAACTCGCACGAAAGCATAGTAGTCACACTCTTGAGTTGTATTCAGTCCAGCAATAGAGCACTCATAGGTGTCTAATGGTTTGACAGAGGTCTGTTTAGTCTTCACATCCACTGTCTTACCGTTGCACAGGATGAGGTCATACTCGTATGTGTTGGCTAACACACCGCCCATAACCTGTTGAGCGATAGCTTCACCTATGAAGCCAGCAATGTTGCCAGCCCCACGGGTGATGCTGTTACGCAGCTTACCCATCTCTGCAGCTTTGTCTCTTGCAGTGACGAGCATGTCGCCAGTAACAACAACTTCAATCACTTTTTACCACCTATCAAGTTCATATCACCGATGTAGATTTTGACGAACGGTAGCAGGATGATGATGCCGATGAAGGCAAACAAACCATTGTCAATCTCGTCAGTGTCAGCGATGTGGCAGATGTCTTGGTTGAATTCAATGTCAAGGCCGATGCCTTGTCGCAGTTCGATGAGTAACATTATTGACGATCCTCATAAAGTGTTTTGGCGATGATGTAGTTCTTCACCAAACTACTACGAACAATATCGTCCATGCCAAATTCAAAGAGGCTGAACTCTCGAATGTCCTGCACAATGTCCAAGAACTTTGGCAAGCCTGTCTTGTCATCCTTCTTCTTCAAGTCAGTCTGTCGAATGTCACCACAGTAGATGATCTTCGATGTGTGACCAACACGAGTGACGATGGTATCAAGTTCTTCAAACGTCATGTTCTGAATCTCGTCAGCCAACAAGATGGAGTTGGTGAAGGTGGTGCCACGAATGAAGCTGGTTGAAATGAATTCAATGTAGCCTTGTTCAGACAGACGGTCCCACGCATCCTTGCGGTTGAACAGGTCGGCACAGATCTGACGATAGGGCTGGATGAATGTCTCCATCTTCTCGTTAGCGTCACCGGGCAAGAAACCCATGTCACGACTTTGTACAGAGCTACGAACAATGACAACCTTCTTGTAAGGGCTGCTCTTGTCCATCACTTCTTCAAGCGCTTTGTACAGGGCAATGTAGGTCTTGCCTGTACCAGCAACACCATGCAGACACATGAAGTAGTCTCCAGCGTTGTAGGCATCAAAGAACTCCTTCTGCTTTGCTGTCTTGGGTTGGATAGTCGCCATGTCGTCAAGACGAACACGCAAACTATTGTTCTTTGTAGCTGGTGCTGGTGCGTCAGGGGTGACGTGTGACACTACTCGTTTCTTAGTTACCATCGATACTTCCTTTGGTTGTGAAGAAGCCCCGACATGGGGCTTCTTAGGGGACATTATAGGCTAGTTCCAATCTCTACAAACTCAAACGAGAGTTGCCAGAGATGTGTGTAGCTGGGTTGCTCACGAAGCCAAGACAGAAACTTATCTTGAGCGTCAGAGATTGTCATAGCTTCAACGTGTAGAACACCCTTGAAGACATTGTTCTGGCTGCTGTAGCTGACAGTGAAGTGTCTCACGCTGCCTTGCCCCACACATCGTCCCATGTACCAGTCTGAGCACCCTTGCTGTAGTCTGTAACCTTCTGCTCAAAGAAGTTGGTGTGTGATGTACCCAGCATACCGTCAACCCAAGGCAAAGGATTCTTCTTAATCTTGTAGATTCCTTTCATACCCATAGCGATGAGGCGACGATCTGCAATGTAGCGGATGTACTCTTTCACTTCTTCTTTGGTGAGCTTCTCAACTTCCACCATACCAAAAGCAAGATCAATGAACTGGTCTTCAAGAGCAACCATCTCCTTAGCAATCTCTTTAATCTGTTCAGGTGTTGTTTCATCTTGGTGATGTTTAACATATTCACGATAGACCTTTATCATTCCTTCAGCATGCATAGTCTCATCAAGGATGGACCAGCTAATGATTTGACCAAGCCCTTTCAGCTTACCGTTACGTGCGAAGTTGAGCAACATAACGAAGCTGGAGAACAACTGCATGCCTTCACCGAAGGCAGAGATGACAGCAATTTTCTCAGCCACTGGTGATGTGTTGAGTCGCTGCAGATAGTCATGCTTCTCAAGCATCTCAGCATATTGCAGAAACTCGTTGTAGGTTGACTCAGGCAAACCCAATGTTTCGATCAGGTGTGCATAGGCTGCAACGTGCAAAGCTTCACGGGCAGCAAACCCACTCATCATCATTCGCACTTCCGGTTGACGGAACAGAGGAATGTAATGGTCGTGGTAGCCGCTACCAATGTCCAAGTCACCCTGTACAAAGAAGCGCAAAATCTTTGTCAGAAACTCCTGCTCATCCTTGTTCAACTTCTTGTAGTCTTTAACGTCCTCTGACATAGGCACTTCAGTGTGCAGCCAATGAGACTGCTCATGTTGCAGCCATGCGTCATAGGCCCAAGGAAACTTGAACGGTTTGAAGATGGTACGTTCTTGTGTAATGTCGGCTTTAGTCTTTGTCATATTCATCCTTCGCATGCCAAGCAGGTGTCACCATCTGCAACTTGTTTCAAATCAATTTCATCTTCAATACGCTGACGTTTAATCTGCGCACCAACCTT